TGCCAGCGTCCGTTAGCCAGTTGCTGAATAAAGGCATCCCGGAACAGATATGGCCCGATTTTCAGCACACTTCCGCGATACAGCAGTTTGCCCCTCCGTTTGCTCATCCTGACCTGTGCAGCACCCAACTTTATGGCGGGAAGGTTTCCCCGGTTAATCCGTATCCGGGCAGAGCGTTTACCGTCTGTACCGGCTTTAAATAACCTCACCCTCTGGCGAACCAGCTTCAGCGGAAGCCCTCTTACCTGGTTATCTCCGGCGACAGTCTCCCGCGCCACCTTACGGGTTGCCACTGAAACAGCTTTCTGCGCCACGCGATTCACAGCCCAGATACTGGCCCGGGGAACCATCTGCCGGTCAAGGCTGTTCAGATTCCGGATCGCATTTTCAAGCCCTTTCAAACATTCCTCCCGTCCTGCGCCGGTTATCCGTCGGCGGCTCCCCCCTGCCCAGCAGAATAAAACTGCTGTCTCCACCAGCCGGAGTGATGCGATCCACCCAGAAGGTGTCACCGAGAATGGTTAGTGTGTCCGGGCGCTTCAGATGGACTGTCAGAGATGATTTGACAAAAAATGTGGGCTTGTCCCCCTCAATCCGGACACCTCCGGCGGCATACGACACACTTTCAGGATCGTCAAATACGCCCGTAAGCGTGGCCCCTGCCAGAACGCCGGACGTTATTGTTGCTACCGTTCCCATCACCCGGAGAATGGCATCATCAGCCTGAGAAAGCGCGGTATCAAACAGGTTTTCGGACTGCGACATATCGCCACCCTTACAGTTCAATAATAAGTCCTGCAGCAATCAGCTCGTCCACATCGTGTTGCGAAATACGCGCCGGGTTCCCTGCCATAACTATATCCAGTTCCCGGTTACTGTCCGGATCGATGGCGCAGATGTGTAGTGTACGAAGCGCCCTGATAAGTACCCGTTCGGATCTTTGCCCGATCCCGGACGGCACTATGGGTTCATCACTGTCATTTTCCACAACAGGCAAATGCTCCGCCTCCGCTTCTTCTTCCCATTCCATGACACGCTGGCTGAGTTCAGCGGCGCTCCCGGACACATCCGGATCACGTCCAAGCCGCGTCGCAAGCTCCCGCAGACGCTGTATATTCTCTTCTCTTGTTGCCATAAAAGATCCTCCCGCAATTTGTAACAATAAAGGCCTGAATCAGGCCTTTTGGGATGCTTAACCGACGGTGACAATGACAAACTCATCCGGGTCCGGCAGGACCATCAGCGGCGCAGACTGCGTCATGGTATATTCATTCGCCGGGTCCCCCACCGTCAGCCAGTGTTTGGGATAACGGGTGGCGGCAACAATACCCTCCGCGAGCGCCTGTGAATCCTGAATGGCACCATAGCAGCGGATACCTTCTGCCGCCGTATTTCCCAGAACCAGAGTCCCTTCAGGCAGGTAACGCTTTTCGGTCCCGTTATCAGCAACATAGGATGTTTTAGCCACCACAATGGCCAAATCTCCGTAATATCCCTTGAACGACACCACAGCCCCAAGGTCCTTCACCGCCGTTTCCAGCTGAGAATTTGAACCGTGGCGTGTATCCAGTTTTTCACGGAACAGCTTAAAGCCGTTCAGCAGACGCCAGACTTTCCCGTCCATCACGGCAATATTGATCAGACCGGATGCCTGGTCGCAGTACATATCCAGATCATAAGTTGGGTCAAAGGTTTCCCTGTCCTGCTCTGACCATTTTTTACCTGTGGCCTGAATAATGTTATTCCCGGCGGAGCGACCAAAATCCACCTCCACGGTGTCAAACTGCTCGCCCTGCATGGTGTATTTCCCGTTCAGCACCGCACTGACGGCCTGCATCTCCTCCACCTGGACGATGGCCTTCTCTTCCTGCTTCAGGTTATCGGTCAGAATGCGCAGACGACGGTAGGCCGGATCGTTAAGCCTGGCCGGATCTTCACCCGGCAGACGCTCAACAACCTGCGCATAGTTAACTTCATGCTTCGGTTTGACATACCCCGGACGCAGTACGCGCGTTTCCCCGCCGCGGTTACGCAGAACCTTCCCTCCAACCACCGGAGATACATAAGCGGCAATCGGTGTTTTTCCGGTAATTTTGTCCAGCATGACTTCCTGGGTAGGAAATGTCACAGTACGGCGAAAAAACAGGCTCAGGAAGAGTGGGTTAAATTTAACTTTCTGCTCGGTATAACCCAGCAACTGGCGGGTGGTAAACAATCCCATAAATGGTGTCCTCCGGACGTTAAATACGATAAAGGCCGCTTCGCGGCCTTCTTATTACGGTAAAGCGGCGTGACTGACGGCGCTTCCGGCGAATGCATTTGCCTGCTTAATGGCATCCACACTCTTCGGCCATGCCAGTGATTCTGTGGCAAAGGTGCCGCTCTTCCAGTACGTCAGCAAGTTTTCCGACCCGTCCAGCGCAAGAGCCAGAACCCCGACCGCTGTTCCGGCCTTCTGCCCGTCCCAGGCCACCAGTTTCCCGGTGGTATCATCCAGCATCAGGGGCGTCAGCATCGGTGTGGCCGCCGTTATCCCGCTAACTCCCGTTGCGGTATGTGCCGGATCGTTACCGGCGAAAATGCGGTTATCCGCACGTTTCTCAATAGTGGTGGTAAATGACATGCTGTCTCCTTATCAGGTGGCTGAAGTACCGGGAATACTCATCAACAACGTCGTTTCGGTATCATTACTGTGGCCTTTGCCGCCGGATATGGGGCCCGGGGAATGAGACTGCATGAAAGCATCAAATGCGTTGTTCATGCTCAGCCCCGCATTACCGGATTTGTCCGGCGCGGCAGCCAGCAGGTCACGGGCCTGATCTGTGGTCATACCAGGCATGACAGCCAGTTTTTCCGCCAACTCTTCACGGCCTTTCGCCTCATCAAGCGCCATCACGGCATCATGAAGTGACGTTGCCGCAGCGATCGGCGATGCTGCCAGAATGGTTCTGGCCTGTTCCACCGTCATCTCTGGCATGGCCGCCAGTGTCTGTGCGAGTGTTTCCCGACCACCAGCTTCTTCCAGGGCAAGGATACGGTCAGCGGTGCTGGTCGTGTCCGCCGGCGCGGCGGCAGCCAGAATAGACTTCGCCTGAGCAACGCTCATTCCCGGCTGCCCGGCCAGCATCTGTGCCAGTGCCTCATGCCCCCTGGCCTCCGGGCAACCCAGAATTCCCATTACGCGCTGGTTTTCCTGCGTGACAGCGTCAGCTGCACTTAATTCAGGCATAGTGCCTCCTGTCTTGTTACTGTTGATAGCTTCTGCCATCACGCCGATGGCGTCAGCAGCATTCACCATTCCATCTGCCAGTCCGGTAGTGATAATGGCCTGCCCGTCATACACTGCCGCCTCCGTCGCCATTACCGCATCGACAGACAACCCCGTGTACCGGGCCACTTTTTCTGCAAACATCTTTCTGGCCTCGTCCATTCGCTGCTGGTAGTCGGCATAGACGCTTTCCGGTAATTTCTGGCTGGGCGTCAGATCAGCCTTGTGTGCGCCAGAATAGATAAGGGTGATATCGATCCCTTCCTGTTTCAGTTTTTCGGCGTAGCTGGTATGCGCCATCACCACACCAATTGATCCCATTCTGGACGTCTGGGTCACAAGGCGGTGCGAACAGGCTGCCGCCAGCAACATGGCCGCCGAACAGGCTGTTTCATTTGCCAGTGCCCAGACAGGTTTCTGTTCGCGCATCCGGTAAATCATGTCAGCACAGTCAAACGCCCCGGCAGCCTGACCGCCGGGACTGTCAATATCCAGCAGAATGCCTTTTACCTCCGGATCTGAAACCGCCTGTTGTAGCCGGGCAGTGACACCGTCATATCCGGTCATCCCTGAAAAGGGACGCATTCCGCCGAGTTTATGAACCAGTGTTCCGGTCACGGGTAATACCGCAATACCGTTCACTACCTGATAAAAACGTGCCTGCGGCTTTCCGGTCGCCATAAAATCGCCTGTGACCAGTGCCATATCCGACTGATCCAGACTTTCGTTATTACCGGGAATGTGCAGGCTGTTAATGCCTGACTCCCTGCCCAGCGCGCAAAAGAAAACCCGCGCATAGGCGGGTTCAAGCAGCAACGGAGCACTGGTTGCCTGGCTGATGATGTGCGAGAGATTACGTTGCACGCTTTTCCTCCTCCGTCTGACGGCTCGCCGCGATCTGTTGTTGATAGGTATCGGTGATCCATACCGGACGCGAAAGTCCGGCTGCCCGCCGTTCTTCGGATTCCCTGACCTGCTGGCGGAATATCTCCTGGTAATCCTCGCCCATAATGGCGAGTTCTTTTTCATAGGTACTCAGCCCGGCCTCAATACGCATCACGGATTCCTGAACCTCCTTGAGTCCGTCAATCGCCATACGTCCGGCACCAATCCACTCCGAGCGGCTCCAGCTGGATCGGGCCTCCCAGAAGGAAAACCTGGCCCGGGGTGCCCGGATAACTCCCCGTATCAGCGCCTCCTCCAGCCAGCAGGAAAACATTTGTGTCGCCAGCCGTCCGGCAATGAACCGGCGCCGCCCCAGGAAATAGCGCCAGGACTCATTGGCAGATGCGCGGGCGCTGGAATAGCTGACCTGAGAATAATCACGCGAAAGCTGCTCATAAGAGACCCCCAGCCCGGCGGCAATATACCGGAGCAGCGCCTGCTCCAGTGCTGAAAAGCCATTATCGGAATCCTGCGCAGTCTGCAGATTCAGCTCATCACCCGGGTACAGGTGGGGAATTTTTACACCGCCCAGTTTGATACTGTTGGTACTGTAATAGCGGGCATAATTTGCCAGCATGTTAACAAGGGGCGTATCTTTGTTATCTGCCGCCGTGATGTATTCAAAGGCTTTCTCGGAATCGAGTTCGCTTTCGATCGTGGCGGCGTACATGGCTTTGACAATCGCGGACTGAAGCTGCGTTGCCTGCAGGGTATCAAGCATCTTCAGCCGCTCCATCACACTGTAAAACTGATTGGCACCGCGCGTCTGTCCGTCCTCAACCGGCTCGAAAATATGTAACATCGCGGGTCGTCCGGACGGCAGAAAACGAGGAATACGGGTCCAGCGTTCCCCACCAGCCACCGGCCAGTCATCATCACAGACATGATAGGCGAGGGCTTTTCCATTCCGGTCCGTTTCCACTCCTGCGCGAAGCTGGCGGTTTCCGCGGGCATACCCCGGCGTGTCCACCCGTTTCGGACTGACAGCCTTGAATCGGGTACGGAAAACCTGCGTGGTTTCAGCGTCCCAGACAGGCTGGAGAAAAATTTCACCATTAAAGGCGTGAACGCCCACGCCTTCACGGATGAACTCTGTAAAAGTACGCTTCCCCTCGGCATCCATTTCGCCAAAAATACCATCGCAATATTCTGTCCATGCAGCTTCAACCTCATCCACAAAACTCTTCGCTGCGCTCTCACGCATACCAAGATAGCGCCAGTTTGGACGATAGCTGATAAGAAACAGGTGTCCGACAATATGATCCTTGTGCAGCGCCACCGCATTTGCTGCAATACCATTATTACGGACCAGATCATCAGCCCGCGCATTGCCGAGGCGCAACGAAGGCAGCAGCGCGGCATCCACGCTTTCCGCCGGGGGCATCCAGTCAGCCATCTGTCCGCCGAAACCGATCCCCCCGCCGGTGTATCCCAGACTTTCCCGTAGCGGCGTGCCGTGAACATCCACCAGAACCGGGGTGCGCTTCACAGTCTCACCCCCACAGGTGCCCGGCGGCGACCATTGCACAGTGACGCCTCAAGTTCCGCGACATATTTTTTCAGATCCCCCACCGATGTCGCGGTAAATTCAACCCGTCGCCCGTCTTTCTGAACCGTCGCCACCCGTTTTCCCGTCATCAGGTCATGCAGCGCGACGCGGGCTTCCTGTAGCTCAGTGATTGTTGCCATTAACTCCTCCTGCCAGCATTGCGGCCAGTTGTTCAAGTGTCGGGGTATCCTGCTCTTCGCTTTTCCTTGATGTCGCCAGCGCCTCCAGATCCAGTTGCCAGCGCTGCACAGACACCCGTAACGCTGCACTGGCATAGACAAGACAATCCAGCGCTTCGTTACGACGTCCTTTGGCATCCCATAACAGCCGGAATTTTCCGTTAACCAGTTTCTCCACCAGCTCTTCGGCTACCAGTTGCTTCGCTTCCACCTCCGTAAAAACATCCGGATTATCCGGAAAGCGGATCGCATAAGGCGTGGCTTCGTCGGCAGGCGCAGTAACCGCCCCCATTCTGGCGTAAAGCATTTCTTTGGCAGTATCAGTACCGATTTCGCACAGGAATACCCCGCTCTGGTTGCGTTTTTTAGGCATGGTAATAACGGGTTTTCCGTAAACGGAGGCCCCTTTGACAGGCAGCACGCGGAAAATGCCGTGTTTTTTTGAGCGTTTATAGACGATTTCTGCATCGATACCGCCGATATCCCAGCAGATACGGGAAATGGAAATATCCGTCCCGTCAGCATGACGATATTTTTTATTAATGACGGCATCCACACGCTGCAGGGTATCTTCATCATCATGCCGTCCCATGATAATTTGCTTATCAATAAGGAAAGCCTCTTCGCCCGGCGCCCAGCCCCAGACATACATTTCATAACGGTTACGCTGGGAGTCGATACCAGCGGTCAGATACACCACCCGCTCCGGAACCGGCGCCGCATAATGAATCACTTTTTCCAGCAAAAGCTCATGGCTGAGTTTTTCGGCCACCGCCTCTTCATAAGGCTCGCCCAAAGTGGTGTTTATAAAGGTTTTCACACCATTTGGATCTTTCAGCGCATCCAGCCAGTCATAAATAATCTGTATCCAGGTGGTAAAGGGACTGTAAGCCGTCCAGATATGAAAGGTAATGGATCGTGGCGGCGGAACCTCCTCACCGGACACGCTGAAATAAGCCAGTCCATCGCGTGTCCACATGCCTGTGTTATCGCAAATCCAGCGGCCTGCTTTCTGATCAAGTTCCGATTGACGGATCACGCATCCATTATGTTCACAAAGGTAATACACCGTCTCCGGCTTGCTTTTCTCCCATTTCAGACCGAACGGCGTACTGCCATCACCGAATTTAAGGTACTGTTCTTCGCCACAGTGCGGACACGGTACATGAAAACGCATAAAATGCGCCGATTCATTTGCCGCCTTTTCAATCTGGCATGACCCTTTGACTTTTGGTGTGGAGCCCCGAATGGATTTAGGCCAGACAGAACCTTCAATACGTTTATCCCCCAGCAGCGTCGGCGAACCTTCTTTCTCGACATCCGGCTCAAAAGATGACAATTCGTCATAGCAGACCACATCCACCGATTTTTCACGGTAGTTTTTGGCTGCTGCACCGCCGAGGCACCAGAACCCGACACCGGAAGAAAAGCGTTTCAGGGTAAGCGTGTTATCACGATGTTTACGCCCGAACCAGGGGGCCAGCTCCAGCAATACAGGAACATCCCTGATAGTCGGCTCCACGTGGGATTTCATAAAATCCTCAGCGGATGAGTCGGTCGGCTGGAACAGCAGGCTGTTGCGCGACTTGTGCTCTATGAAATAGCCTTCCACCCCCAGCAACATTTTGGTATAGCCCACGCGGGCAGACTTAATGAGGTTTACAACGCGGATCAGTTCATACCCCATCGCGTTCATTATCGCTACCTGAAACGGCAGCGTTTCCCATTTGCCGGGGGTGTAGGAGGACTCTTTTGGCAGATAGTAATACTCATCAGCCCACTGCACGGTGGTAAGCGGTACGGGAATATGAAGCGCTATCAGCCCGTTAGTTATGGCTCTGTTGGCATTATTCGCCCTGCGCTCTCCGGAAATCATCGGTCCACTTCTCCACATCCGCTATCGTGGCGGCCCTGCCTGACGCCCTGGCGATTTCCGTTCTGACCACATCGATGTGCGACTGGCACAGATCAGGATATTTGCGCTGTAATACCAGCGGTACCCTTGACAGTATCCCTGCTATTTCCTGAGCCACCCGTTGCAGGATGTAGGTGAACAGTTCGGTCTCAAGAACCAGCCCTTCGCGCTCAGCATTTTTAAGTTCCTGCGCATCCGCCTGGGCTTTTGTCAGGCGGTAGCGCTCATAGTCGATGGTGCCGGGATTAAGATCTGATTCCGCAGCGGCACGTAAATCATCAACCTCTTTACGCAGCTTTTCATTTTCAATAGACGCATCACGCTCCGCGTACCATGAAATCGCTGCCGCGGTGTCGAACACTGCTTCGTTACCTTTTCCTCCTCCGGAAACAAGTGGCAGCCCCTGGCTTTGCCAGGCTGTGACAGTTCTGACGTCACAACCAAAAATTTCAGCCAGTTTTTTTTTATTCACGTTCATGGAAAAGTCTCCCGGAAACAGGAAAGGATCTGCGATCTTCGTTTTTAACTAAAAACGTTATCCAGCAGATCCTTTCTTTTTTCTAAAAAAACCTTTAAAAACAGTAAATAAACGATAAGAAGAACGGATCTGGCTTTTCTCTGAAAATTTTCATAAGGAGTGAAATCCTGCGACGCTGCCGCCCCGTAATGTCCCTGACTGCCGGAAAGGACCCGTAAAGATTGATGTCCTCCCACGGATTAGCCCCTGCTGTAATGCTTACTTACGTAACCGTTCCAGCAAATCCTTCTCAAATATCCCGGTACTTTTACACTCAACCGGCTTCACCTTATCGTTACCGTCGGCAGTATCCAGTCCGGCAGTGCCTGTCACCATTACCGAAACATTACTGCCTTCACCGGCACTCCAGACCTGCGCGACGATACGGTAATGCTCCTGTATATTTTGTGTCTGCGGTAACAGTGAACAGTCCAGATACAACGAGCTCAGTTCCGGGTCATCCCCGGTACCGGCGATAATCCCTGTGGTCTGGTCATTAACACTGGCTGTGATGGCCTTCTCCCTGAAATACAGCGCCACGGCATTCAGCAACTCATCCGGTTTACGGTTACCGATGAATGAGGTCGATATCTGTTCGCTCATCCCTGGCTGCTGCCCGGCCTGGCTGCCCTGCTGTTGCTGCCCTCCCGTTTTAACCGGACCATACACAGTAATACAGCCGCCAAGACAGAGTGCGGCGGCGGTGGCTAATATACGGCGCATAGTCATTACCGATAATAAAGCGTTGTACAACCGGCGAGGGACACACATACCAGGGCCAGTACGAATAATTTTGCCTTCATTAATTTTCCTTGTTATCAGGTTTCAGTTCTGCCCGGTCACTTTGTCCCAGGTACGTTCGCATGTGCTTCCGGCGACATAACGCTCATCAGCCTCTTTTGCGAACTTTCCCGCCAGATCGTCAGCTTCGCCAAGCAACTGGGCGAGCAGTATTCCGGTCTCGGCTTTTGCCTGGCTTGCTGCGGCAAGAGCGGAAAGCCTGCCGGTTTCACTTCCTGCAAGTTGCCGTTGTACTGCTGCGAGCTGCTGTTGCAGCCCACCGCGAGCACGCTCAGCAGCATCAGCATCGGCCTGTATTTTTGCCAGTTCTTCATCGGCTCTTTTCCGTTCTTCATCTGCGGCGTGCTGGCGACGCTGCTCTTTCGCTCTTTCGGTTACTTCTTGCTGCAATGCGGCGGTCGCATCGGTAAGGTCTCGTTGCGCCCACTGGAATTTCCAGGATGAATCTGCCTTCTGATAACCTCGTGAATAACACCAGTACGCACCAGCACATAACAAAAAAGCCACCAGCAGTATTTCTGCTAATGGCTTCCAGAATTTTTTAAGCAATTTCAGCAGTACTATCATACGAGCACCGATTTTGCTTTCTCAAAGCGCTCCCGCCGATCACCAATACCGTTCTGTCCTCCGTTGATTATCTGCGTAACGCGTACCATGTCGCCGGAGTATTTCAGACACCCTTTAGTCATAAAAAACCACGCTGCGGATCGGGCGGCATGACGTTCCAGCTCAAGCTGTCCCGGATTCGCCACCAGATCCAGTTTCAGGGCAACGCCACATCTGGTGTAATTCTCCAGCCCGGTAATCTGGATAAGCCCACGCCCACGATACTTCCAGCCATCTCCGGCGTCTTTGTTGCCCATGCGGCCGCCATAAACCAGATTGGCTATTTGTGGCTGATGGGCCACCTGCTTACCATCTACACGCCCCAGCATTTCGCACTGATAAGTCGTCAGGCGTTTACCAAACGTATTTTTCAGTGCCTCCACCGAATAATTGAAGCTTTCCTTCAGAACAGTAAATCCGGCTGATTCATGTCCCGTTTGTGCAATAAACATGGCCTGATCCAGTGGCGCAGTGATACCGAATTCGCTCATTGCCGCCGTAATATGTGGATACCAGCTCGCAGAAAGCTCGGCGCTGATACCAGCCGCCTGCTGAAATTGTTGTTGATTCATCAGTGCCTCAGTGCATCGACCAGACGCGCCACATTACCGCGAGCCCACAGCACAGCGGCGCAGATAAGGATATTCACCATCACCACCAGCCAGTGGGATGATTCATATAAACCAAAAACAAACCGGAAAGGGACGCTGGCATATACCAGCACCATGACATAGGCCAGTAACGAAATCAGGGGACGGTGTGTCGCATCACCGCGTCGGTAAAACATCAGAACGATGACTATTACCCCACAAATTACGGCATTCAGAACTGCAGAAGGGTCATTTGCTACCATTTGATCCCCCTCCCCTGATACGAGAAAGAATACTGAACAGGCTGTTCAGATCCTGACTGTTAAGAAAAGTGAGAAACTTTATACACATTGCAGAAATAATCACTGCGCCAAGTGCATCCAGTGGTTTTTCATAATGCGTTATTGCCGCAAGCTTAGTACCTATCAACCCGGCGCCAAGCACTCCCACAATAAATGACGTGATAAAATAAGCGACCAGCCTGATGCGTCCGATGTTGGTTGCCGTGGCGACATAAAATACCGAGCCGGCAAAAGCGCCGAATACCACACCATAGTCGGTTCCGGTTGCCAGACCAAATACACTGGCCCCCATTAATCCACCAGCCAACACTGTCGCACTGGATACAGGTTCGGACATTCATCCCCCTCTGGCTGTGTGAGTCCTCTCAGAAATGAGGGGAAACAGGATCTGGCTTCACGGGCTGAATTTATCAACAAAGCACGCAATGAGTGATACCCGTGAGCCTGAATACGAAAAAGGCCACGCAAACGCGCAGCCTTTATGGTGAGAGTTCTAACCTCAAGAGGTACTCCATCAAACAAACCACCCACGGTTGCCAGAACCTTGAAGGAGTGCTTTTGGGTGACAGCACCTGCGGCATTGGTGCCATGAAAAACAATCCCGCAAATGCTCCAAACACAATCCCCAAATCCATTCCCCTAACAATATTTATTTTGGATTCACAGGCCCCATACAATAAGTTAATGAGCTGCAGGTAGTTAACGCAATTAATTCATTAGCAGAGAATGCAGCTGTGAATTCACTGTCACTCCAGACATTTTCTTTATAATACACCCTTACATCCTCCCCTGTAGCATAATAATACCTTGCTGTCGCCAGCATATTATCAAACCCCTGTTTATGATTCCCAAACACATCAACTTTACAGATAGCATTAACATCAGGAACGTGACTCCCCCTCTTCACTCCGATACAAAAATACTGAGTTTCCTTACCCCCTGTCGTATACACACCATAAGACAGATTGTTAATCTGAGCATTGCTCATATACTTATCATAATCAGCCATGCCTGCATAACAAACACTGGATAATGAAGCAAGAGCAAGAGTCAAAACCTTTAATTTCTTTTTCATAATCCACTCCAACAATATTTACCATACTTATATTTCTGTCGTAAACAAGCTCAACTGCTCCCTGGATATTTTCAATTGGGATAGAATTTACAGATGCATACTCACTTTGTAACCGCATCATCACTCGCTCAAAATGACCAAACTGGATACCACGTGACTCAATATAAGCGACAGACGGCGGAAGGCTGCAGAAACTATTGTCTGCACGGATTCTGTATCTGTACAACCTGCCGCTAAATGTTGATCTGGAGTAATATAATCGCGCTATATTATAAGCCTCATTAATATCTGAGATAGTCGCAATATAGTTACTGTCTCGACTACCGGAAGCACAGGAGTCACCTCTTATATGTTGCTGAAGATTCCTGTTATTACCGAGAGAAGCAAAACCATCCCGAAAAATCACATCTGAAGGTCTCGAGTCAACACGATATACAAAATCAACGGCACTTGCATAACCAGAAAAAACACTAAAAATAATATTACTTTTTTATCATACCCCCTTCCACAGAAACTATCAGGTAAAACACCTAATGTGTTAAAGCGGGTGCTAACCATAACTCAGTTATACTTTACGTCTCGCTGGATAAAATTAAAAAACAAACTTCCCCAGTTTACGGGCACAAAAAACCCGCTTAGTAGTGCTGAGGAATCCCCAGTAATGAGCGGGTGAAAAAAGACAGGCATAGAATTTTGTGATCTACTGATTGTGCAACCAATTCAATGAGATCACTGATCCTACCCACGTAATGTGGACACAGCCCTAAGCGAGGTTCTGGTTTTCAAATTGTTCCGGACTGAGACCGCCACAGGCACTGTGACGACGCC